AGTTACAATCGGTAGTAATACTGATAAACTGAAAGACTTACAGAATATTGACAAATTAAACAGCTACTTCCTTATAACTAATGTCGAAACACTTAGAAATGAGAACATAGCTAAAAAAATACAGGAGTTATGCAATCAAAATGTTATCAATATGATTGCATTCGATGAATGTCACAAGGCAAAAAATGCTAATTCTCAGCAGGGTAAAGCAATCTTAAAGATACACGCTCAGACTCAAATTGCTATGACAGGTACTCCTCTTATGAACAATCCAATGGATTTATATGTCATTCTTAAATGGCTTGGATACGAGAATCATAGCTTCTACTCATTCAAAAATCATTACTGTGTGATGGGGGGATACGGTAACTATCAGATAGTTGGATATAAGAATCTTGACCAGTTGCAGGAATCAGTTAAAGATATAATGCTTCGCAGGTTAAAGAAGGATGTTTTAGACCTTCCGGAAAAAACTTATGTTGATGAATATGTTGAAATGTCATCAAAACAGAAGAAGATTTATGATGAAGTTACAGCTGAAATCAAAGAGAACATTGATAATATTAAGATGGCAAACAATCCACTTGCAGAACTTATTAGAATGAGGCAGGCAACAGGATATACTGGAATACTTTCAAGTACAATCAAAGAGAGTGCTAAACTTGACAGAATGGAAGAACTTGTCGAAGAGGCTGTTGTGGTTAATAAACGTTCTGTTGTTATTTTTTCAAATTGGACACAGATGACCGACATAATTGCTGAAAGATTATCAAAATATAAAATTGGAGTTATCACAGGACAAACTCCTGACGATGAAAGACAGCAACTTGTAAATGATTTCCAAAATGAAGATGATGTAGAAGTGCTGATAGGAACCATTGGAGCTATGGGAACAGGATTGAATTTGTATGTAGGTTCAATTATAATATTTTTAGACCAGCCATGGACAAAAGCCGCCTATGACCAAGCTGTTGATAGATGTCATAGAATAGGACAAAAAAATAATTTAACTATTTATAATCTGATTTGTAAAAATACAATTGATGAAAGAATTTCAGAGATAATAAAGAAGAAAGGAGAATTAAGTGACGCACTAATTGACGGAAAGGTTGGAATGAATAATAGTCAATTGCTCAGTTATCTTTTAAGTTAAAATGTACGGATATATTTATAAAACAACTAATTTGTATAATGGGAAGATTTATGTTGGTCAGCATAAATCTTCCAAATTTAATCCTAACTACTACGTAAGCGGTGTTAGATTTACAAATGTGTTTAACAAATACGGAAAAGAAAGTTTTGTATGTGAATTACTGGAAAAGTGTTATTCAGAAGATGAATTAAATGAAAAAGAACAATATTGGATTAGTAAATTAGATGCAACAAATCGAGATATTGGATATAATTTAATGTCCGGGGGATATAAAATACGAGGTATAAAACATTCAAAAGAAACCAAATTAAAAATATCAAGAACAAAAACAGGTAAACATCCAAATAGAATATATACAACTCCTTCTGAAAATATACGCAAAAAAATTAGTGATACATTAAAAGAATATTATAAAACACACGATAATCCAAGAAAAGGTGTCCACCTTAGTGATGAAACAAAGGAAAAATTGAGAAATGCAAATTTAGGTAAAAAATATTCCGAAGAAGTCCGTGCAAAACACCGAGGAAAAAAAGCATGGAATAAAGGTATTTCAATGTCATACGAAGCTAAACAGCATCTACGAGATATTAACATAGGGAAAAAACAAAATTTATCTAATGAAGCAAGAGAATTAAAACGTAAACGATGGTCAGGAAAGAATAATCCTAATAGTGGCGGATTAACTGATTCAGTTAAAGAAAAATTAAGAAAAGCAAATTTAGGTAAACGATGGATAAATGATGGAACAAAAAATATATGTGTTAATGAAAGCGAATTACAAAATTATTTAGATTTAGGATATATAAGAGGTAGATTGAAAAAATCTTAAAAATATACTATAATATTATAGTATACATTAAAGAAAGGAATCAAATGCGTGGAGGTTAGATATATGGAACGTTTGTTAAAAATAGAAGAAGTAGCTATTCTGATAGGTAGTTCTGTTCAGACCATTAACATGTGGTACAGATTTAAAAGATCAGAACCGGAAAATGAGTACGCCAAAATGCTACCGGATTATATTCAGAAAGGAGGTTTGAGGTCAACACGATATTGGACACAAAAAGATATTTACAAGTTAATTGAATTTAAGCAGTCAATACCTCTTGGTAGAAATGGCGTGCTTGGAACAATTACTCAAAAATATGTTAAAAGGAGAAGAAAAAATGCAGACGCTTGATGAACTTGTGCTTAATTATGGCACTAATAAAGATTCACTTGATAAGTTTAAAAAATTATGTGATACCGAAAATACACAGATTAAGGAGATTATGAAACAAGAAGGACTTGATAAACATACATCAGGTCCATATACCGTATCCTATTCAATTACAGAAAAAGAAGTCATTGATGAAGATTCAATGCTGAAATATCTAAAAGAACATGTAAACATTAATGGACTTATAAAAACTAAGGAATATATTGATGCTGATGTTCTTGAAAATGCTATTTATACAAAGAGCATTCCGGAAGATATTATCGCAAATTTATCACAGTTCAGCTCAATTAAGGAAACAGAAGTGTTAAGAATAAAGAAGGCAAAGGTGAAGTAATGAATAACGCAATGACAACTGAAATACAAGCAAGCAGTCGTGCATCTGTTAAATGCGGAGATAGTTTTTATACTGTTGAATATACAGAAAAACGTGTTGTAAAAGACGGAATTACAGATAAGGAACTTGAAGAGGAAAGAGAAGCATTATGGAATACTGTTAATACGGAATGTGACAATCAAGTGGTTGATATCATAAAGACATATAAAAAATAAAATTTATACTTTACAATATAATTTTTATATAGTATAATTATTATGTTGTTAACAAGCAACGACAAACAAGTGATTGGCACTTAAATAACTGTCGGGAGTGTCAGGGGTTATCTACACACTTTATACAGTTATTGCCAGTCAATTAAAAAGACTTACATAATATTATGGAGACCGACAGCTTCATTTTATTGTGCAAGTCTTTTTTATTTTTATTTGTTACAGGGGGTAATTAAATGAGCTATATATCACAAATGCTTGCTTCTGATGGATTTATTATTACAAATAAAAAATTAATTAGAGAGCTTGGATTGCATCAAGCAGTTTTGATAGGTGAATTATGCAGTCAGTATAATTTTTGGAAATCACAGAATAAATTAGATGACAATGATTCATTTTACTGTACACAAGACAGGATAGAAGAAAATACAGGATTGTCAGCAAGACAACAACGGTCTGAATTTAAAAAACTACAAGACGCAGAAATCATTTTAATATATAGAAAAGGATTGCCAGCGGTTAATTTTTATCAAATACATTTTGATAAATTAACTGAAATATTAGAAAAGGAAGATACTACTAAAGATATTTTACTTGATATTACGAAAAGTGACGTACAGACCTTACAAAATGTAACATCTAATCTTACAAAATGTAACTTAATTAATAATAAACAAAATAATAAAAAAGAAAATAAAGATAATTCTAAAGAATTATATAATACACAAAATTGTACACAATCTTTTTTAGGTAGTAATAAAAAGCAAAAGAAAAAATCTCTATCTACTCAATGGAAAGAAATTGTAGACGATTTTACATCTAATGAAGAACTAAAGAAAACAATATGGGAGTATATCAGTATTTATAATACTATTATGCAAGATAAAGGAAAAGTTCTTTATGCTAATGTACTTAAAGGAAAATTGAATGAATTAACACGAATTACATCAGATGTCAGTAAACAGATTAAAGTATTACAGTATTCAATATCTAACGGATTTGTCACCTTATACGATATTAAGGAAAGTAATAAATCATACGGAAAATCAAATCCAGCAAAAACAGACTGTGGTTTAGCAATAAAAGAAACAAATGAAGATGCTGAAAGAAATAACAAACTTTGGAAGGAGTTAGAAGAAAGTGGAAAATCAGCAGTATATTAATAAGCAATGTTGGTATAAAGATCTTAATAGTTGCAATCACGAGTGTAAAAACTGTATTAGATATAGAATTATTAAGATTGCTATGAATGACAGTGGAGTTCCCGAGGAATTACATCATCCTATACCGCTTAAACCATCTGCATGTGATGTTGAAAAATTCGACAGACTTGCAGAAATCAAAAAGAATATAGACGATTTTGTATATAGTGGTGGAAGTCTTTATATCTGTAGTTCTAAGACAGGAAACGGTAAAACAAGTTGGGCAATAAAACTAATGTATAAATATTTTAGTCTTACATGGGAGGATGGTATAGGAGTAAGAGCATTGTTTATCAATGTTGTTGAACTATTATTAAAACTAAAAGACTTTAATCATCCTATATCGAAAGAATATAGAGATTTGATAATAAGTGTACCACTTGTTATATGGGATGATATTGCTATCACAGGCATTTCAAGTTGGGATTACATGCAGTTATATGTATTACTAAATGAACGAAGCATGAGAGGACTTGCTAACATTTATACAAGTAACTGTACAACAATAGAACAGCTTGCGAATTTTGTAGGAAACAAGATTGCAAGCAGAATATGGACAAGAAGTACAGAAGTGATTGAGTTGGAGGGAGAGGACAGAAGATGATTCAAGTCCAGTGGATTTCAAAAATCCTTAATACGTCTGACATATCATTGTTAAATGCTAATGATATTGGTGTAGAGTATTTTACAGGATATGAGGAAGAAATTAGTTTTGTTACTGAGCATTATAAACATTATGGAAATGTGCCGGATAAAGCAACATTTCTTGCACACTTTCCGGAGTTTGAGATTGTTGACTGCACGGAATCTGACCAGTATCTTTTAGATACGATAAGGGAAGAGCATTTGTATATGCAGTGTGTGCCGCTCATTCAAAAGTGTGCAGACTTATTGCAAAGCGACAGTAATGCCGCTGTCGAGTATTTAACATCTCAGATGAAGAATTTACAGCCGACAAATCTTCCGAAAGTCGTTGATATAGCAAGTAAGGAAGAATTGCAGAAACGTAAGGATGAATACATCAATAGACGTGATAACCCAGATGATTTGTTCTTTACTACAGGTTTTCCTGAGCTTGATGATATTACACATGGACTTCAAAGAGGAGAGGAATTTGTTGTAATTGTTGCAAGAACAAATCAAGGTAAGTCCTGGATACTTGAAAAGATAGCCACTCATATATGGCAGATAGGTTTTAATGTAGGATATATATCTCCGGAGATGGGAGCTTTAAGCATAGGTTACAGATTTGATACACTTGTAAGTCATATCAGCAATAGAAAGCTGATGTGGGGTAGTAAAGACCTTAATCTTGATGAGTATGAAAAACATGCTGAGAGCGTAGAGAAACAGCAAAATAAATTTCTTACAGCAACTCCAAAAGACTTTAACGGAAGTATAACTGTATCAAAATTACGTACTTTTTGTCAGAGATACAATCTTGATGCACTTGCTATTGATGGCATCACGTATCTTTCAGATGAAAGATTTAGAAAAGGAGATACAGTAGCTCAGTCATTAACACATATATCAGAAGATTTAATGAATCTGTCAGTTGAATTATCAATTCCTATTCTTGTCGTAGTGCAGGCAAACAGACAAGCAACAAATACAGAAGATGCTCCGGAGCTTGAAAACATCAGAGATAGTGATGGTATTGCATATAATGCCAGTAAAGTATTTTCTTTAAGACAGAGGCAAGATAATGTGTTGATTCTTGAAGTAAAAAAACAGCGTACTGGTCCGGTAGGCGCAAAACTTTGTTATGACTGGAACATAGACACGTCAATTTTTACTTATCTTCCAAATGGTGTTGATGACAGCAAACCAGAAGTGCAGACAGTAGGAAATAAGCGAAGAAAGAAGAAAGAAACAGAAGATGTGGAGGATTCATTCTGATGTATATCAACAATGTACAGATAAATGCAGATTTATCAGAGATAATTTCAGAATTGAAATCACAGCTTAATGCAAATGGTGTTTTCTTACTTGAAAAGACAATTGATTCTAGAAGCGATATAATGATAACGTGTCCTTATCATGCTGATGGTCATGAGCGTAGACCGTCAGCGGGAATAAGAAAGAGCGACGGACTTTTTCATTGTCTAGCGTGTGGAGAAACACACTCATTGTATGAGATGATTTCACATTGTTTTGGACATGATGAAGATGTATTAGGTAAGTTCGGATGGAACTGGTTACTTAAAAACTTTGCAACTGTAAGAATTGAGGAGAGGAAACCAATTGATTTACATTATGGACGTAAACGAAATAGTCGGAGCAATAATAAGTCTGATAATATTTCTGATATACATTTTGTGGACGAGAAGACGTTAGACAGTTATAGGTATTACCACGAATATTGGACAAAAAGAGGTATTACTGATAAAAGAATTATTGAATTGTTCGATCTTGGATATGATAAAGAAACGAATTGTGTAGTTATGCCAAATTACGATAAACAAGGGAGATGCGTATTTGTAGCAAAGCGAAGTGTAACCACAAAATTTTTCACATATCCGAAAGATGTTGAGAAGATAGTTTTCGGAATATATCAATTGTATCAGTTATCGGAATTTCCAAAAGAGATTTATATTTGTGAAAGTATGATTGATTGTATTTATTTGTGGCAATTTAATAAATACGCATGTGCATTAAACGGATTGGGAACCGATGCTCAGTTTAAAGAATTAAATAAAATGCCTTGTAGAAAATTTATTTTAGCCACTGATAACGATACAGCGGGATTGAAAGCACGAGATACTTTGCGTAAAAAATTAAAAAATAAAATAATTACTGAGGTTATTTTACCAAATGGTAAAAAGGATATAAATGAATGTACAGAGTATGAAATTTTACATTTAAAAGAAATTTTTTAATAGGGTGTAATATGTACGGATATATCTATAAAACAACAAATCTTGTAAATGGAAAGATTTATATCGGACAGCATAAATCAGATACATTTGATAACAATTATTATGGTAGTGGCTATGTATTAAAACAGGCACTTAAAAAGTATGGAAAAGATAAATTTAAGTGTGAAGTTATAGAATGGTGTCATGATAGACAACAATTAGTTGATAGAGAGATATATTGGATAGCAAAGTTTAATTCAACTGATAGCATTATAGGCTATAATTTAGTTGATGGTGGAATTGCGCCTCATTATAGTGGAGTTAATCATCCTATGTATGGAAAACATCATACTAAAGAATCTAAACTTAAAAATAGTATTGCGCATAAAGGTAAAAAGCAATCAGCTGAAACAATTGAAAAGCGTATTGGAGGGTTACGAGGAAAGCATTTATCAGAAGAACATAGACTTAAAATATCCAATGCAAATAAAGGTAGAAAACTATCTCTAATTTCTGATGAAGGACGTAAACGATTAAGCGAGCAAATGAAAAATCGCATTATTACACAAGATACAAGAGATAAAATATCAAAAGCTCAAAAAGGCAAAATAGTTTCTCAAGCTACTCGACAAAAACAATCTGTAAGCCATATAGGACAAAAAGGTTATTGGAAAAATAAACATAGAGATTCTGAAACATGTGAAAAAATAAGTAACACACTATCTAATAAACCAAGATATAATCGTAGAATAGTTTATAAAATAAATAATATATTGTTTACAGGATTAAATGAAGGAGCTGAGTATTTTAATGTTACAAAATCATGCATGTCATTATGGATTAAGCAAGATCACACAAAAAATGGAGACTTAATAGATATTGTTATTGATAACCAATTAGTTAAGAAAAAATATTAAAGAAATTTTTTAAAATTACTTGTAATTTAACTAAATATATACTATAATGTTTATAAGTCGAAAGACAAACTCGAAAAACTCATATAACTCAAGGAGGTACTTATTATGACACGTACAGATGAACTTTTCTCAATGAACGGAGCAACTCTTATTCAGTTAGCAGATAAGCTTGGTGTTAAAGCAGCTTGCAACAAGACACGCACACAGCTTAAAGAGAAGAAAGAGAATGTCGTAAATCGTATTCTCGAAGCTGAAAAGAAGATTGCTGATGCTAAAGCGGAGAAGCAGATTGAAAAAGCTGTTAAGATAAAGGAAGCTAAGGCACAGCCTAGGATTTCTGATAAGCCACAGATAACAAGAAAATTAGTTGAAGCTAATGCAGATGCATCCATAAGTGATGATACACCTATAAAGCTTGCAGAGTCATTTATTAAGACTTACAATTATCAGCTTACATTTGCTAAGAACAATGTGGGTGTATGTGCAAGCAACAAAAAGAGATTTCTTGATATTTGGGGACGTAAAAATCACGTTCGTATTTATGTATCTTCCGAGAATGAGTTGTATCAGTCACTTCCTAAAGACTTGTATTTTATTAAAGGCGTTGGAAGTGGTAAGCTGAATATTTCAATATATGTTGAAAAACAGAATATTGAAAGAGTATTAACACATTTATTAAAGGAGGAAAAGTAAAGATGGCAAGATTTAGAGCTGATGAAGAAAGAGCTGATTTGAGTGGATAATTATAAATTATATGTTCATATTACACCGAATAATAAAAGATATTTTGGTATAACATCACAAAAAGAAGTAAGTTCACGTTGGGACAATGGTAATGGTTATAAGCATCAGGTTTTATTTTTTCGTGCTATTCAAAAATATGGTTGGGATAATATACAACATATTGTATTGGTAGAAAATTTATCAAAAAACTGGGCTTGTCAGTTAGAACGTGATTTAATATGGAAATATCAATCTAATGATACAAAATATGGATATAATATGACTGATGGTGGTGATGGTATCAGTGGTTATCGTATGACAGATGAACAAAGGGAAAAAATACGTATTGCATCTGTTGGACGAAAGCACACAGAAGCGTCAAAGTTAAAGATGTCCATTATCGCAAAAAATCGTATTATAAGTGAAGAAGAGCGGGAACGCAGAAGTAAATGTTTATCAAAAACTATGAAAGGTAGAGCACCGCATAATAAAGGTAAGAAGATGTCGAAAGAGTTTAGAGAACAAATATCTGAACGTATGAAAGGTACAAAACATCATACTCAGCCTCATAGTGAAGAAACTAAAAGAAAAATAAGTGAACATTCAAAAGGTAAGATTGTGTCACAAGCGACACGGGAAAAGTTAAGACAACGAGCAATAGAACAATGGCAAAGAATAAGAGAACAGAAACAACAAGAAAGTGAGGTAATATAGTATGAGGTTTAGTGCTAACAATGCGGACAATTATGGTGGAAATGGTGGAGGGGGATTTTTTTCCCTCTCCAATGATGGTGATACCGCACAGGTAAGATTCATGTATAACAGTATTGATGATGTCGAAGGGTTTGCGGTACATGAAATCAAGCTCAATGATAAAAAGCGTTATGTCAACTGTCTCAGAGAATACAATGAGCCGATGAATAAATGCCCGTTGTGTGCTGATGGAAGTGCAGTTCTTGCAAAGTTATTTGTGCCAGTGTATGACATTGATGCAGATACGACAAAGATTTGGGAAAGAGGAAAAAAGTTTTTCGCAAAGATGTCTAGTCTGTGTGCTCATTATCCAGATGTAGTTCACCATACTTTCGAGATTGAACGTCATGGTAAGAAAGGTGATACTGGCACGACTTATGAGATTTACGAGACTGGCAAGGATGACACAACATTAGAAGATTTGCCAGAAATGCCAAAGATTCTGGGAGGACTTGTACTTGATAAGTCAGCTGATGAATTGAATTATTATCTTGATGAAGGTGAATTTCCACCTGAGGATAATGATGAAAAGCCAACAAGACGTGAAAGCAGACGTGAGAGTTCGAACAATAATCGTAGACGTACACCTGCAAATCGTAGACGTGTATCCGTTGATGACGATGAGGAGAATTTCTGATGGCACTTTTCAAGGTTCCACAACGTACAACAAAAGTACAAGACATGAAGCTTGCTAAAAAATCAAATACTAATAAAAAATCTGTTGCCACTGTAAAAGGTGGCAACAATTTAATGTCGAGAATAGCACAGATAAAAGCAAACGTTAATTCAAGTCTTGGACACTTAAAAGATAAGTACATTTTAATTACTGAGGAAAGTGTACTGCATGAGTACATTGATAAGTGCATAGAGAATAAATATATCAGCATTGATACAGAGACAGATGGGTTGGACCCGTTACAAAATAATCTTGCTGGACCTTGTATCTACACAAGGGGTGCTAAAGGGGCTTATATACCAATAAATCATATATCATATATAACTAATGAGAGAGCGTCTAATCAGCTTGATATTGACGTTGTACGGCTGGAATTTGAACGTCTATTAGCTGTACACCCGTACATTGATATGTTCAATGCAAAATTCGATATACGTTTTCTTAGAGCAAATGGCATAAAAGATATTTATTGTAACTGGGACGGATATTTAGCAAGTAGAATACTCAATGAGAATGAAGAACACAAAAACTTGAAACAGCTTCATAATAAGTATGTTCTTAAAGGACAAGGAGATGCTTTTAGGTTTGATGACTTGTTCAAAGGTATTCCGTTTACAATGATTCCTCCGAATGTGGGTTATCTGTATGCGGCTCATGACCCTGAGATAACCACAGAATTATGTGATTATCAGAGAAAATATTTGAGAGAAGATTCTCCCCGGGAAGATATAAGAAACATGTACTGGGTATTTAAGAACATTGAAATGCCTTGTGTGTATGTTGTTGCTGATATGGAAGATAATGGTATAGCTTTTGATACTCAATATGCGGATAAGTTATCAGTGGAATATCATAAAATGTTGGATGAAAAACTTAATGCTTTTTATGTTGAGCTTGATAAGTACAAGGATAAAATAGATAAGTATAGAGTGAAACATCCAACAGATTGTAAGCTGTCAGAACCTGTTAATATTTCAAGTCCTACGCAGTTAGCAATTTTATTTTATGATATTTTAGGGTATGAATCAGTTGATAAGAAAAGTCCAAGAGGGACAGGTGTTGAAGTTCTTTCCAAATGGAATACACCTCTATCTAATTGTATATTAGAGTATAGAGCAGTTGAGAAGCTAATAAATACATATATTGATAAACTTCCAAATTGTGTAAATTCAAAAGATGGGAGAATACATTGCTCATTCAATCAGTATGGAGCAGATACAGGAAGAATGTCAAGTAGTGAACCAAATTTGCAGAATATACCGTCAAAAAACCATGATATAAGAAAGATGTTTGTAGCAAGTGATGGATATGTATTAATGAGTAGTGATTATTCATCTCAGGAACCAAAATGTTTAGCAGCTCTGTGTAAGAAACAAGGCGATTCACAGATGTACGATACATTTATGAAAGGTAAAGATTTGTATTCAGAAATAGCAAGTAAAGCCTTTCACAAGCCTTATGAGGAGTGCAGGGAATTTAATCCTGACGGCACAACAAATAAAGAAGGTAAAGCAAGACGCACGCAAGCCAAAAGTATTCTCCTCGGTGTCCTCTATGGAAGAGGTGAAAAGAGTATTGCTGAACAATTAAATACAACGGTTGAGGAAGCTAAACAGATAAAGGAAAGTGTATTCAAAGGATTTCCAGCAATAAAGAAGTTTGAAGAAACATCGCTTGAAATGGCAGAAAATCTTGGCTATGTGACAACCGTATGTGGAAGAAAAAGACGTTTACCTGATATGCAGTTAGATGAATACGAATTTGAATGGG